CGTTTCGAAGTCGAACTTCGCAACAATGACAGAGACCTGCCCTTTGAAATTCTCACCCAGTGCGACAAGTTTTTTGCGGGCGCTTATCGCTGCTTAGAAAAGCTGATTGCTTGTGCTGGTGAACGCATCAAAACTCACCAGAAAGAGGGTGAGATTTCACTCGCGCATTTAATCACGTATGCCAAAAGTGCGTACGGTCAGTTATTCCATGTACTCAGAGCCAATTTAAGCGCTTCTGAGGTACTCGAACAAGTTTCCCGAATAGGTGTGCCCAAGCGGCTGGAAAAAAGCTACCTAGGCGGTTTCAACGGTGCGCCGCTGCACTCAATTTCATAAGGGGTAATCATGCAAGTTAATCAAAAATGCGTAATCAAGGGAGCTGGCTATTTTGTTGGTGAAGTTGAGGGAACTCAACACGACACAGGCCAACTATTCATTGAAGAGCCGTTTGATCCAAGTAAGCCGACATATTTCGGCTTTCGCACTGTCGAATATAAATGCTCAAATTCTGATATTCCGAAATCCATCAAGCATCTGCAATTTCCTATAACTGCTGAAGTGACCATGGAAATTGCAGCTACAAAGCGAGGTCAATCAATCGTTGTAATGAATATCAAACCGATTGAACCAGTAAAAGCGCAGCCACGCTAATTTATCAATGATTTGTTTTAACTCAACTCTAACTGAACTAGTAGATCCCTGTCTACCTGACAGTATTGTTTATTTAACCTATTCCGAAGTACAAGCCCTCGGTGGTGCCAGTCCTTGGAATCTCACATTGACAGAGGCATCTCTAATTTCAGGGGCTGTTCTACTCGTTTGGGCTGCAGCATTCAGCATCAAGGTCTTAATCAAAGCGTTGAACTCTGGAGACCCTGAGTAAAAAAATACGGTTAGCTGCCTGCCGTTTTTCAGGCACATTTTAAGGAGAACAATTATGTTCAAAAACTTCACCCGTGTAAGTGCAGCCGTGGCTGCTTTGGCATTGACATCACAAGCGCATGCGGCTATTGATGTAACTGAGGTAGTCGGTGAGATAGCAGGAACTCTTGCGCCAATCGGTTTGATTGGTTCTGGCGTCTTGCTGGTCTACGTTGCAATTAAAGCGTTCAAGTGGGTCGCTCGCGCGATGTAATTGCGCAGCCTGTACCGTCTACCAAATGGGCGGTATGGCTTGCATATTTACAAGGGAATCAAGGTGGAAAAATGGACAATCTCGGAATTTATTTACTCATTGCTCTGCTTGGTGCTGGTTGGATTATTTTCAGCTAGTGCATTTGCTGCACCTGTATGTCAGGGCGGAGCTGGTGGAACTTATTCAACTCCAGCTGAAACCTGTGCATCTCTCAATGGTACATACGGCACTTCACATACTCTTTCTGGTTCAACTCCAATAACTGAAGGCTACAACGCTGGTTCTTGCTCTGTTATTCGTACTTTTTTAAACAATCCAACACAACCAGAACCACCTCAACCTATTGGTTTTTTTCAATGTGCTTGTAGTACTGACGGCGTAAGTACAATTATTCAACAATATCAAATTAACCCAAACTCATCACCTCCGACACCTGCTCCAGCTTCAATCTGTTCGGATTCATGTAAATTCAACATGAACTCAAACATGACACTGGCACTCTTACAAAATGCTTTAGATGCCAATGATGAATCTGGCTGCTACATCGACACTGCCACGCAAATCAGTTATTGTCGTGCTGTTTATTCACCTAGCACAGAAACTTGTTACCCTGAAGACGGCACTGGCACTGGCGGTACTGGCACTGGTGGCACTGGTACTGGCGGCACTGGTACTGGCGACACTGGCACTGGCGGCACAGGCACTGGCGGCACTGGCACTGGCGGCACTGGTACTGGCGGCACTGACCCACCGCCTGATGAACCATGCGACCCAGCCGTTGAAACTTGCGGCGGCACATTTGGCGGCGCTTGCGTTGGTGATTTCACCTGCACTGGTGACGCCGTTACTTGTGCTATTGCAAAGGCTACAAACCGCGCTGAATGCTTGCTTCAATCCCTTAAAACAGAAGCTACTAACGTGATAGTTCAACTTGGTATTGATTCAATCAACGCAGGCACTGCAGCACTAGGTACCAGTGGCGGTTTACCAGTTGCTACAGCCAATGTTGGTAATCTTGATAGAACCAATCCATTTGGTTCTTCTTGCCCAGGTGATATAAATTTGGCTGTATTTAAATCAACAGAGATAAAGCTGCCACTATCGAACTACTGCAACATATTCGAAATCATGGGACAAATCATGCTGCTTCTTGCTGCATTTGTTAGCTACAAAATCGTCATGAAAGGGGTCTAAAAATGCCATTATTTGTAAGCGCTTTAATCGGTGGCTTGGTCAGTGCAGTAGGCGCTATTGTTGCCAATGTCATGCTCTCGCTTGGGATAGGATTTGTCGCATACCAAGGTATTGACTTCATGGTGACAGCATTCAAAGCTGATGCACTCTCTGCCCTTGGCGGCAATGGTTCGCTGTTTGTTCAATTCATGGGCGTATTTCAAATTGGCACTGCTATCAATATGATAGCTAGCGCTATGACAGCGCGTTTAGTCCTCGCAGGTATCACTGGCGGCTCACTCACCAAGATGGTTACCAAGGCGCCATAATGGCCATCACGTTAAATACCGGAACACCCGGAGCTGGTAAAACGCTGTATACGCTCTGGACAGTTGAAAACAGGCGCAAGCAAGAAAACGAAGAAGCGCAAAAAAACTGGATTGCTGCCGGCTCTCCTGCGGATAATCCGCCTTTGATTCGTGAAGTCTATTACCACAATATCAAAATAAAAAAGCTGCCATGGTACAAACTTGAAAACGTTCAAGATTGGTACAAGCTGCCTACTGGTTCAATCATCGTTTTTGATGAGTGCCAAGAGGCCTTCCCGCCTCGTCCTACTGGCTCTAAAGTCCCCGAGTATGTTAGCGAATTAGCCAAGCATCGACATAAGGGTTATGACATTTATTTCATCACGCAGCACCCAAGTTTTGTGGATAGCTACGTCCGAAAACTTCCAGAGTTTCATAATCATTTGATGCGTCCATTCGGCGCCAAACGCGCTGTAGTTCATTCATTCAAGGGTGTTCGTGATGCAGTAGACAAAACCAGAAAAGACAGCATACGAAGCGCTTTCAGCTACCCAAAAGAAGTTTTTCATTGGTACACATCAGCCGAGACACATACGCACAAATTCAGTATGCCATGGAAGCTCTGGGCACTTATTTTTGTACCCATTGCAATTGCAGCATGCGCCTACGGTGCATATTACTTTTTTGAAAAGAAAATCAACCCTGCGCCGCTTTCACCTGCGAAATTGACCGTCAAAGATTCAACTGGAAAATCCGCACCTGCACAAATCCAAAAAGCTACATTTGACCCTGCTAACTACAAGCCACGCTTCGCAGACCTGCCACACACAGCGCCGCGTTATGACGAAATTACCACGCCTACAGTGGCACCACAAATTGTCGGCTGCTTGATACTTAATAAAAATTGCAAGTGCGTAACCCAGCAAGGCACTTACCATTTGGCATCCATGGATTTTTGCCAATCCGTGATTGCTAATGGAATCTTCCACGACTTTGGCGAACTTGCAGAAAGAAAAAGAGACAACAAAGAACCGTCACGTATTGCAGAATCATCGGGTCGAGCAGTTGTTATACAAGCCGTGCCAACACCTATACCTGCACCTGCAGCAGAGCAAAAGCAAGCGAAAAATGAGCCATACGTGCCCTATACGCAGCGTTTCTCAAACACGCCAAGCCTCTCTATTCTTCAGAAAGAAAATCAGGCGCGTCTAAAGTAGCGCAGCGCGACTGAACCCGATTTAAGGTCTCTACTCACTACTTTCTCTCTCACGGGTACTACAGGCGAAAAAAAAGCACGGTCGCCGCGTGCCCTGATAAACGGTATTAAAATGCCTATGGGCTGAGCTGCCTTCTATTTAACAATAATATACATCGTATCAAGTTAATCGAAAAAATCGGCAGTGCGTGAGCTCCACTTGAAACGAGCGCCGCGCCAGTCGCTGCTAATGCTTTTCCCAGCGCCAAATATAGCCGGTCTCCTTTCGGCGTTCCCTCGTGCTTGGCTATAACGGCACGGATTAACCATTTATCCGCTTCTAGTTCAGCTATTGCTGCAAGCTGTGCCACATCTTCTGGGCTGCAGCTCTTTCGTCCAGCTCTCCAGTCACTTACCAAGTTACGGCTAACTCCTAGCCTTTTTGCAGTTGCGTAATCACTACCTGATTTTTCTTTAGCAAAATCGAGTAGTTGAGTTAAATAGTCGGGTAATGTTTGCATATCTTTTCCTTTTAGCACTATACTCTGGGAACGCACTAAGTTTTGGGTGCGTACTCCATTTTAATTACGTTGGAATTATGACTACCAAGCCCACAAAAAGCAATAGCACCTATGCCAACTTTTTACAACGTATTTTATCAGCGAACCGCGTGGCGCAAGGCGAAAGCGCAGCGGCTTGCCGCGCGCAGCGCCTCGCGCCTCGTCCCCCTGCTCTAACAGGGGGGGAAAGTCCCCAAGGGGCAAAGGTAGATTGGTGCTCCTTAACATGGACTCCTGAAGCTGACGAGCATGTTCCAATGACTGTATACGCCATGCTGAATACATTGATTACAGGTGGTGTCATGGGTGAAGATACCAATGGTATGTTGGGCTATCAATTGGGTAGCCGTTTTTTTGTTCCCATAGACGGTAAACCTGTCCAGGTGGCACGAGTTGACTATGGTGGCACTCATCACAAAGGCCGCGCCCGTCTTGATATATCTGGCACTGGCTGCAGCCGTATCAATAATTGGCAACGGTTCAACAATTGGTTAACCGAATGGTCAGAAGTCAAACTTACCAGAGTGGACTTGGCAGTTGATTTGCTACAGGGTGAATTCGGTGTTGAGGATGCGGTCAATTGGTACCAAGACGGAGATTTCAATGCTGGCGGTCGTAATCCACGTCATAGCCTAGTTGGTGACTGGCTGCGCCCTGTTCACGGCCGCACACTCGAGATAGGCCGCCGTGAAAATGGCAAGATGCTACGGGCTTACGAAAAAGGCCGCCAACTCGGTGATTCTCAAAGTCCTTGGACACGTTTCGAAGTCGAACTTCGCAACAATGACAGAGACCTGCCCTTTGAAATTCTCACCCAGTGCGACAAGTTTTTTGCGGGCGCTTATCGCTGCTTAGAAAAGCTGATTGCTTGTGCTGGTG